AATAATTCAGGCTGTAACATATCCCTACCCTATACCTTAAATATTTCTTGCCCTGTGTAGGCATTAAGGGCTTTCTTTATAAATGTATTCATAGGAACGCTATCCGCTTGCTCCTTCAATGCGTCATATTCTGAAAGCTGTATAGAAAAAGGAATCCGCTTCATATTTGTTTTTTGGTATTCCATTTCTCTTTTTATCTTTCTTTGCTTATCCAATGCCATTCTATCACCTCCAAGAATAGAATAGCACATTTGGCAAAATAGTGATATGTGCAAATTACATAAATAATTGGTGCATAATTCGGTTATTCTGCCTATTGTAATTGGTGCATATTATTGTATAATTGGGACATAGCAAACAACAAGCCGCACGGCACACCGCCCACAAGGGCAGAAAGAAGGTATAAGATGACTACTACTAATAGAAAGAAATTCGAAATTGGCAAGAGCTATGGAGCTTACTTCTATCCAGAACTTTCCGACACGGCATGCCTCTGCTACATCTTAACAGTAGTAAAGAGAACAGAAAAAACTTTATGGTTTACTATAACTCACTCAGACGGAACCACCTACAGCGACTACGAGGGAATTACAAAAAGAAAGATTCAAGACTACCATAACGATTTCGAACAAGTATCTATCCACCAAGGCTATACAGATTTCTACGCAACCGATGAATTAGACAACAACAGGAAAAGGGCATAAGCCCCTTTCATAAAAGGAGGATATCATGGAAAAGATTATCGACTTATTCAGCTACCGCATGGCAAAGGCTTCCAACCTACAGGAAGCCACCGAGGCATTAGCCAACGCCAACGCTGCACTTGCAGAGGCGCAAAGAAATACTAAGTTCATCATGGGGAACTACTACCAAGAACCCCAGAAGTATACAGACGGCGACCCTCTCCAGAGGGAAGCCATCAAAATCATCAGACGGACAAGCAAGACGGTCACCTTCTTATATATCCCCCGCCTTGGCATGGACGAGGAAATATGCAAGGTAATGACTAGGAAGGTTCATCCCGGAAATTATGGGGAATGGATCCAGATAAATAAATGCTATCCCACAATCTCAGCTAGTGACCTAATCAATGCATAAAGGAAGGGCTTTTCCCTTCCTTTTTTCTTACCCTCCTTTGCTGGCTTCCTCGTCTTTCTTCCTTGCTTCCTCAATAGCTTTTCTCTCCAGTTCCTCCAGTCCTTCGTTTCTTACTACGACTTCCACCACTCCGGCGGGAAGTCCTGAGCCTTCGCCATCTTCCCTGTTCTGCCGGTTCATTTTCCAATCCTTAAAGCATCTGTTTGTAAGGTAGAAGATCATAGCTTTAACATCCGGCTTTAAATACAGGAAATCCGTATAGTAAATCATTTCTTCCCCCTCTTCCCCTTTCATGATGGTAATTTCTCCGTCCTTAGTCTTTACAAGGGGGATTCCTGTCGTCTTGTCTTTTAATACTGTCTTTACTTTCTTTGTATGCCCTATTGCAGAGAGGAAAAGGGCATTTTCTACTTGGGCATCTGCTACCATCTTGCCATCACGGATTGCAAAGCGAAATTCTTGGCTTTTCTTTTTCCAGTTATACAAGGTCTGCTTAGATATCCCCAGCGCCTTGGCCAGCTCTTCATCGGTCACGCCCTTGCGTTTTAATGCCGTAACGTAAGTAAGAATTTCCTCCGTAAGATAATCTTGCATGAACCCTTTTTTTACGCCTCTCGCGCTTCCCACGTTTCCCCCTCCTCTCTGCTTTTTCTTCTATCCTACGCCTTTTCTGCTTCCTTTTCCCTAGCAATATCCGCTTCCATGAAGGAAAAAGTGCCATTCTCGTCCGTCTTAACTACGATAGACCGTCTATCCTCTATCGCCTTTACCCAGTCTTGCCCGGCTACGTCTACAGCTCCGCCCAGTCGCTTAATCAAAATGCTGCACAGTGCTTCGCTATGGCATATCGAGAGATTAAGCCTTGCTATTTCCGCATCCTTCGAGTCCTTTAAGGCTCTGAAATGGCTTGCTCTCATCTCCAACGCCTTTATCCTAGTATCTTTTTGCTTTCCGGCTTCGCGCAATTTCTTCGTCAAGCCAGCTTCTTTTTTTAGTCTTTTCTGCTCGTCTTTCCTCACTCTTTCCTTCCTCCTTCTCCAATCCTTCAGCGATATGTTTATATAGCGGACACCGGGCAAATGAAAAGCACTTGCAGTATGCGGCCATATGCGCATCTAATGCCTTCTTGTCGGAAAAGCATATCTGCATAGTACAATTCCCCTCTATCTCCGGCAATTTCTCACATGATATAGAAGTCGCTCCCTTCCCTCTCGGGAAGGTGTGACTTATATAAAAGGGGCATTTAACTTGTATCTTTTCGCTTACCCAATCCATCTATATCTCCCATGCCGCTTCGCCTTTTTCTATAAAGGCATTTACTATCCTCTTGGCTGTCTTTTCCCCTATGCCGTCAATCTTAAGCAAGAACTCCTTCATTGTGTCCTTGTCAAATTCCAGAATCTCCGGCATGGATTCCCGCCCATCTTGATATCCGCTTTGGTATACGGACACCGCCCACGCATTCATCTGGTTATAGCTATACCTTTTCATGGCTTGAAAATTCCCAAAATTTAAAGGCTTTATCATAGCTATCCCCCTTTCTTACAGCCTTACTATATCAATCCCATATTCATAGCATATCTTCCGTTCCATCCGGCATCCTCTCGCCTCGAACCAATCCCCCAAGAAAAGCACTCCGTCTGCGGAAGACATTAATTGTATTGACTTCCCTAAAAACCAAGCTGCATTGGCATCCTTGGGAAAATCCTTTACAAAGGAATCTATAATTTCCACATCCTTGCCATACTTAGCTTTTAATTTAAAGATTGCTATGTCTCTCTCCCTCTGGATTTCTTCCGCTTCTTTGCCATTCATAGGCTGACTTATAAATATTTTCATCTTTCTTCCCCTTCCGTAAAATCAATATTCTTAATAATCGCTTCCAGCACATTTACCACGATACTATTCCCCGCTTGCTTATATAGCTGTGTGTTGCTGCATACCGTTTGTGCTTTCTCGAAGTCGCTATCACTAAATCCCATCAGCCGGAAGCATTCCCTAGGAGTTAGCTTCCGCACTCCATGATCCGTAAGTGTTCCAATCTGCTGGGAAGTGGTAATTGTATGCGCCCTTTCCTTATCCGCTCTCGCCCTACGCTTATTTTGATTGATATAGGCTATGTCTATTGAATCGCCCTTTTCCGCTATGGCATAGCCCTTCTTTGTGGCTTCCGGCACAATGATTTTTACCTCTTGCCCCCCACCGGTACAAGTTGTTAGAGTTGGACAAAGCGAATCAGTTCCCCATACACGGCTCGATCGTTCATGTTGCTTTTCCCACTTGTCCCCCACAAGCTTCCCTACTTGCTTACAGGTCTTTTCCTGAATGAAATTGTCATATCCTCTTGTGCCTTCCCTTGTGGTGATTGTCTTTGCAATCTCGCAATCTTCTCTTGCTACTGTCTGGAATCTAAATCCCAGTCCTTTTTCCTTGCACTCCTCAGAATGCTTCTCAAAATATTCAAGCATTTCTTTTCGCAAGAAATACTTTTCCTCAACTCCTTCTTCCAATAAATCTCTAAATTTCTTTTTAAGCAGCATAGGTTCCGGGAAGCTGTACCCCCCCCTATCCTTTCTTACAGATACCGCAAAAACTCTTTCTCTTCTCTGCGGAATCCCATAGTCGGAAGCTATCAGCGTTTTCCACTCAGTCGTATAGCCAAGGTCGGAAAGCTTGTCTATCCATCTTTGGAAATACCCTATAAATTTCTTGGAAACAAGATTCTTTACATTCTCCATTATCAAGAATTTAGGCAGCATTCCTTCTTCCTTTGCCACTTCCAGAAGCCTCTCCACTTCATGGAGCAGACCGCTTCTCGTCTCGCCCTTGACTATGCCTTTCATGTCTCCAGCCAAGGAAATATCCTGGCATGGAAATCCATAAGTCCATAGATCCGCATAGTCCAGCCGTTCTACCTTGCTTATGTCTCCGTAGTTCCTTGTTTCTCCGTACATTGCTTCATATGACTTAATCGCATACTTGTCTATCTCGCTTATCCCTACAATCTCATGCGGGATATTTAAGTTAATCAACGCCTTGCGGAATGCCCCAATTCCCGCAAATAACTCATTTACTTTTAAATTCTGCATTTTTCAAAAGGGGAACCATGGTATTATGCCGGCAACCCGCCCCCTTTCTTTTATTCTGTTATTGCACTAGCTTATCTTCTGTTTCTTTAAGCCGATTTTTCATCCATTCTTCCGCTTCCTTATGCGTTAGCCGCACATTTCCTTCTTCTGTCCACAATATATAATCCCCTGTCCAATCACGGCGAATTGATTCAACAAACTGCCCAGCTCTTTCCTTGCTTTTCCCTTCTTTCTTTTCTTCAAGTTCCAGATACTTCTCCAAATACCACTTGGCTTTTGCTATATCCTCTCTGCCGTTCTTCTTTTTGTGCCGATACAGGTATTTCATGGCGTTGCAGATGCAGAACGCTTTTACTGATTCTTCTCCCTGTGTCTCTAGCATTACATCAATGCATTCGATTTTTCCCGTTTCGTAATGGGATGGATGGTTCACATTATCCAGTGGCACTTCCTGTAGGTCTTTTTCTGTTATCTCAATCATTTACATTGTCCTCCCATATGATGAAAGTTCCACAATTAGGGCACGTCTCCGGCACATCGTAATCATCGAGAATCTCGCCGCAATCTGGGCAACAATGTGCTATTCCTTCTTGCTTGTATTCTTTGCGTATTTTGCGCTTTATAGCCTCTTCGCTTGTCATTTAATACCTCTCTTTTGATTTTGACAGACTCGCTAAACTCCTTTCCTTCAAGTCCTCGTAAAATTCCTTTGTTGGATTGTGAACCGCATAGCAAGGTCTATCGCCAAAGAACACTAAATAAGTTTCTGTTCTTCCCTCGTATACAACGGTCGTATATTCCATAGTCAAAGCACTGCCACCGAAAGCAGTCTTTCCATCCTCTGTAATATCAAACCCTGTACAGGTACTTCCCCAAATTTGTGGGAAGGTTTCAATTTGAAAATCGAGGATTCTAACCCCACTTGACTCCACCTTTTTAACCCTTTTCATAAATTCTTTATCTTGCTGTAAGTGTTCGATGGCTTTGTACATCATTAGTTCTAAGTTTGGCAGTCTTGTCATAGCCGATACATCCTTTCCTCTCCGTTTTTCGCCTTAACCCAAATTTTTACTGGAAAGCTTCCGCAAACATTCATTCCGTGATATTTGCAATCAGAGATTACCAAATCTTTCGCGTGGTACTTTTCACATTCTTTAGCCTTTAATTTATCCGCATATTTAGTTCCGCAAATCTCGCATTGATATAGCTTTATCTCTTTCATTGTTCACCTCTCTATGTTTCCACCGTGGTAGTCAACCGATAGTTGATAACCAACTGTCAGCTATCGGTTGACAGTTCCCTTTAGTTAAACGGCAATCCTTCATCTTCTACCCCATCCGGAATATTCATAAATCCTTCGGAATCCGTTGCCGCTCCCACATAGTTTCAAGAGTTTCCAGAACCCGCTGGCTTAGAATCGCAGAAATCTTGTCCGTTTACGATAACATCCGTTGTATAAACCGTCTGTCCGTCCTTGTTCTGATAGCTACCTGTCTGAATGCTTCCCTCTACTGCGAATTTCCGCCCTTGGCTCATGTACTTTTCGGCAAATTCTGCATTCCTGCCGAAAGAGATACATCGTATAAAATCAGCCGTTGGCTCGTTCTCTCTCTTATATCTCCTATCAACCGCCAGCGTATACTTGGCAATCGCCATAGGCTTTTCCCCTTGCGAGTATCTAATTTCCGGATCCCGCACAAGTCGCCCGATTAAAACTACATGATTCATTTTTTACCCCCCTTGAAAAACTTCTGCATCCAATAACCTTTCCGCTATCGTCCTTCACAGTGTCGCCAACGATTAAAAAGTTCGATGTATCAACATCCAGCCCCTTTAATGCCTCCAGCGTAATTTTTGAGACAATGAAATAGCAATCTTCGTTATTGGCATTTTCGATAAGCAACCGCTCAATGTCTTCCCCCATGTCTTGCCGTAAATACCCATATTTGCAGATAATAAAGCCGTCCTTCTCCTCCCTTGATAGCTCCACCCTGTCTGCTCTCAAATTTCCACTTGACGGGAATGTTTCGCTTGTGCCGTCCGCCTTGATATATACAATCTCATGCGGCGTTAAATTAATAATCTTCATGTTTTCCCCTCTCACAAATAATTTTTCCCAAACACCCGCATAAACTCCGCCCGGCTATGGGATTGTTCAAATTCCTTTTGCGCCATTTCCTCCAGCTCCCTGTCGTACTTGCCCTTGTCATGCAATGCACTATGGCATTCCCGGCAAAGCCAAACAGTCAAGCCGTACTTATCCGCCATCTTCCGGCGGTGTCCGTGCAAGCAATGGTGGAGGTCTGTATGTCCGTATCGCTGGCATATAAAGCACCTTCCTTTCTCCGTCCCGCTAATCATGGAGCAACGCCCTTTCTTGCTTCGCTTCCAGCTGTTTCCTGTCTGCATCCATCTTCTGGATAAGCTGTTTTATCGCCTCAGGCATTCTAAGATTCTCCCTTTCTCGCTTGGTTACTGTCTCGTAAGCCTTGATAAAATGCGACTGCTCCACCGTCTCGACCTTCTCCGTTTCTAGTTGCCCTATCTCTCTAAGGCTTGCGGCACTCCCTATCGCCCTTTGGCAAGCTGGAGGCAGCTTCTCAAATTCCGCTTCGGCGTTGTAGTAGCTGTTCCGTATCGCCTTTCTTACAAGCGCCCATGCTTCCGTGCCTGTTAGTTCGTTCTGCACCGGGTGTTTAATCTTCACGATACAATCAACCACTTGCCCCGGGGAAGGCGGGAATCCTTGGCGGTCATTCGCTAGGAATAACTGCAAGCCCCTTGAAGCCAAATGGAAGTCGTACTCACTCAGCACAAGCGACCATGCAAGGAGCATTCCCCTTATGTCCTCAGAGCCAAATTGCTTAAAATGGCTAGGATATGCGCTCCGTATCGCCAGCACGATCCTTCCAACCTCTTCTTCCGTCATGTTTATCCTCCTTCCGCTACCCCGCCAAACCATTCGTCCATGATTGAGGCTTCGCCCCTAGCGACCTTTGCCAGATAATCATCCTCCCCAAACATGCTCCCCGGCTTCCCCGCCTTATGCTTATTCTCATAATTCCCTTCCAGCACCTTGGTGAGATTTGCGGGTTTCATAAGCCAATCAAAACCAGCTTGCCAGCCGTTGGCGTTAGTGCCTTTCAGGAAATCCGATTGCTCCGTAAGAGCAAAGGCTCGCTTTATATCCTCTAAGCCGAAGTCACTAAGCCTTGCCTTTATTGCTTTCTTCCGGGAATCACTAAGCTTCAGTACCTTAGGAAGGCTGGGGCATGATTCGTGGAATGCATCCAATACCGCTTGATAGTCCGTCCGGGCGGTTTTCGGTGGCGTGTAAACGGACACGTTTTCACGAGATTCCGAACGTAGTGAGGAATCGGCTTCTCCCCCCTTGGGGGGACTATAGGGGGGTAATATGTCTT